TATTCATGCTTTGCGTATAGTAGATATCCTTCCTGTAGTAAACGATACAGTTATCCTTCCAGCAGAATTCACTAAGATTACAGGTTCTGACTTCGATATCGATAAACTCTTCTTGTCTTCTTTACAGTACACTGTTACAAGAGAAGAGGGTGAAGATGGTAAATTCCATCAAATAGTATCTGACCAGTTTAAAGAGTCTAGTTCTGCATATTATCAAAACAAGCTTCTTAAAGATTATATTGGTATTCTGTTAGACTGGACTTCTCACGAAGACAAACGTCAGAGAACTACAAATATCCTGCATAGATCAATCGATAATGATACTAAGTTGTTGAAAGATATTATCAAGGATATAGAGAAGGATAAACCTGCAAAGACTGAACAACCATATGACTTCTACTCTCTTACAACTCAAACAGCATCTAAGAACGACTACATTACTGGTAAGATTGGTATTGGACCATTTGCATTGAATAACAACAACCACATTCTTACTATGATGTACCATGTTAGATTTAAGCATGCTGACTCAAGTATTATGTCGGCTTTAAACCTCGAATCTCTCGATGGACGAGCTGATAAAGATGGAGAATCTATTATGTCTTGGATATCGGCCCTTATCAATGCTCACGTGGATATTGCTAAAGACCCATATATCAGTAGACTTAATGTAAATCCATTTACATACAACCTTGTAAACCTTCTTATAAGAACTGGATTGGGTAAGAAGACATTCTACTTTACTTCACAGCCTATAATGAGAAGTCTCGCAGATGCTTATATTAATGCTGGAGCGTTGTACATGGCAGACCCACACAAGGGTAAGTTTAAGTTACAACAAGAGGCTATAGACGAGTTTGCAGATAAATACTTCGAAGAGCTTGGAGATTCTGCTAAGTATAAGATTAAGGCTATTAAAGAAGGTGGCGCAAAGAATGCAAAACTTAGAGCACAGGTTAATGCTGATATAAAGGAAATGTTCTACGGAAAATCTCTTGAAACGTCGGCTAAATCTCTCACTGTAGATAAGAATCAACAATTACTTGTTTACCTTGCTTATTTGCAGTTTGATAAGTATGCTAATGCTTTGTCTAACCTTGTTAAATATAGTAAGATTGATACTAAGAAGCATGGTAAGAGTGTAGTAGAACAGATGATATATCAGAAGGGTTATCAGAAGACGTTTGACACAGCTCGTGAAGATTCTCTGTTTGAACCTGTTGGTCTTGAAGCAATGCAGAAAGATTCTTATATTCAAACTAAGACCGAAAATGCTATTAGTAGTACAAGAGATATTCTGCAAAGTCAGTTTATACAAAGTACTCAAGCATTCCAAGGCTCTGTTGATAAGATTCTTAAAGCCGTAGGTAGAGAAGATTCACTTTCTGTAAGCCTTGTTACTAAGGCAGTAAATGCCCTTAGTGCAGCTGTTAAGTCTAAGTTCTTTACAGATACTTATGTGCCTTCTATAACAAGTATTCCTAGTTATATGCATGACCTTGTTAGTGAGAGTCAAGAATATATGGACTTCAATGTTAGTAGTAATGGTCAGGTAGTAGAACTTAAAGGTACTCCTAAATATGATTTACAATCTTACTGCAACGGAGGTATAGCTTGGCTTATCTATAAAGGACAAGATGGAAAAGATTATCCAATACAGTTGAATGTAATAGCAGCAGACCAAGCAACAAATAGGATTGCTGTAGATAAGAAGATTCCACCTATGCACGGAAAGATATTGTTAAAGGGAGGTAAAAATACTATCTACGATAGATTTATGCGTCTATAGACAGCTATTGCTACAGACCCACAATATGCTAAACTACGTTCTGCATCTGGAGATATAACAAATAGACTTCTCCAAATGATAGTTCCTGGTACAACTACAGAATATTAGAAGGGATATACAATAGGAGAACATCCTGATACATACGAAACATCTAAGTTTATTAAGTTGTTCAACTTTGTAGAAGACAGTGGAAATACTGCAAACTACATCATCGATGGATGGGATGAACTTCTTCAGTATACTGATTCTGAACACCCAGAAGCACAGAAAACGATACGTGAGTTCGCAAGAGACCTTATTGTATACGCATTTATTACTTCTGGTGACAGAGGAGGATTTACTAAGATGTTCAAGTATGTACCTGTTTCTTGGAGAGAGCAGTCTGGTTACGGTCAGTTTATACACGACAAACTTGCTGAATATTCTATTGGATTTGAAACAGACATTGATATAGACGATGTGCTGCTGAATAACTGGTATGATAATGAGTTAGTTCCTACATACCATTTACAAGACCGTAAGACTAAGATGTCTAACTTTATGGTTTACCATAGTAGAATAAACGGTCAGCGTCTTGGATTCCCAACAGTGCTTGCTGCTCTTACTATGAAAGATGGCGCGTTGGAGGCATCTATTAACCCAGTTGAAGCTCCTAGATACATTAAGGTGCCTAGAAGAACAGGTAGAGATGCTGATAATAGCCAGCGTAGATTCACTGTATACAAGCTGCATGGTATTGCAGTAGGAAATAAAGGAATTGAGTATCCAGTATATGTTAAAGTCAATCCAAAGGGTAATCAAGTTACTGGTGGATTTATGATAACTGAATACGGTAGAGACGATAATCAAAGTCAGCCAGAGTACACAATCAACGAGGAAACTTTGAGAAAGGTTTATCAAGCTTCTACAGCTGCGGACCATGTAAATTCTGTAAGAAAGTCTGAACCTATATATGCTTCTATTATAGAAGGTCTTAATAGAGCTTGGAATAAAGAACAAGAACAAGGTAGTGGAGTTACAGATTAGGAGATTAGAAAACGTCAAGAAAATCAGAAGTTTGACGATTCTCAATTCTCAGACGAAGCTATGAAACATTGTAAAGATTAAGCGATATGAACCTAATATGTCCAAATTTAAGTAATCCCGACGTTGCTAGGGAATTTAACGAACTCAAAGAAGCAACAAGCGAGAAGGCGGCATATGCTATATGGTCGCTTAATAATGGAAATGCTATAGATAAGGCCCCTGATGGGGCCGAATCTTAGCTGTTTGCGTATAACTTAAATAATCAACCTTCTAGATTAGAGGCTATACGAACAACTGCTAAGTAGTATGGACAAATCTTGAACAATAAATATAATCCCAATTGGACTATATATGATGACCTAAGCAAGATTAAATGGAGCGAAATAGTAGGAATCAGTAACGATACTGACGAACACAAGCTTATAAGAAAACGCAACGGTAAGTATTATATTACTGCTGGCAAGTTCTATAATTCTTCTTCTGGTATAAATGATAGAGCTCTTATAGACCACTTTCAAAGTAAACTAAGATTATTTGGTTTCTTACCGCAGTCTCTGAATATACAGTATATAAAAGAGACTAATGAGATAGAAATATCTGAGAAACAAGATGCAATAAACAGAGACAATAAACAACTACTGTTAGACAGAGACCCATCTGTTGAGAAGGTATTATCTTTCTTGGAGTAGAAATTTAGTGGTCTTAGCCATCAGATGATATCTGAACTAGAGGCTAGAAAGATGCTTGGTGAACAATTCTCACAGAGCGTAAATGCATTTTTGAAGAATGGAGTTGTATATCTTATACAGGGCAAATTTACTAAAGATTCTGCTATCGAAGAGTGCTTACATCCAATTGTATCTATATTACAAACATCTGACTCAGAACTGTTCTCTAATCTTTTGTCTGAAGCAAAGGAAAACTATCCAAAATTACATCAGGATATTATTAGAAACTACGATAATTCGGACGAAGATACGATAAACAACGAGCTTGTAACACAAGCGTTATCTAGAACTTTCAGAGAGGAGTTTGAAAATCAACCAAGTAGCACATTTAAAGAGCTTATAAATAAATTTAAATGTTGGTTCTCTTCTTTGCTTAATATGGTACTGAACACAAACGGAATGTATTCTGAAGATGATATTATTAAAATTGGTAATATATCTCCAGATATGACGTTTGAGGGTCTCGCTAAACTTATACATGCATCAGACGTATCTTTTGCGATAGAGTTTGAAAAAGATATCGTAAGGTATAACAAAGACGTAGATAATTCTATAACACGTAAGATGTATGATATTGGCGTACAGCTTGAAACAGAGCGTAGACAATACATGCAGAACGTGTTAAATCAGTATAAGCAGAGTAATCCTAATGCTACATCACACGATGAATCTCGAGTATTAACTAGTTCTAGAAAGCAGTTTGATGATACTAAAGCTAACGAAATAGTAAGACAACATTAGCTTAATCTTGCTCAGACGTTTGGCTTGCAGATGAACACAAACGGTTTCTTTGAGAGCGCAGAAACGTCACAGAAGAAACTAATGCTCGAACACTTCATAAATAGTCTTCAAGAAGCTACTTTTAAGGCTTACAGCCTTGAGAATATTAACAAAGGTAAGTATCAGTAGGTAGGAGCCGTTCAAAGCGCTGTGAGCGCCTCTAATATGCTTTATAATGCAATATACAAAGGCAACCTTACTACGCTGGATAAACAGCTTGCTAGAGACTATGTACGTATGTTCTGGGCATCGCCGCTTATTCAGTCTGCTTTGGAGACGTTTAACACCAAAGATGCTAAAAAGGCTGAGGATGCTCTTGTTGATAAGATGACAACAGAACCTGTTGAAAATAGAGATACTACTATTGCAGATTGGTTCAGAAACTTCTGGCAACAACTCAACAACCTTGTACATCAAATATTTGGAGTACACACTTTCACAGACCAACAGAAAGAAGACATATTAAAAGGTGTAGATGCTGCATTTATGATAGCAGAAGACCTCGAGCTTATGGAAGAGAAACAAATCATACTTGACAGATATGATGGTAATTTCTCTACATCAGACCTTCTTTCGGAGAAAGACAAATCTGCGTTAAGTGATATTTATGGTGGAACAAAGACAAGACTTCGTTCACAACAAGCACGTCCTATACAGAATACAAAACTTATATCTGACCTTAAGAGTAGACTTGAGATTATAGATGGTAAGAACCAGGATTCTATAGAAGATGTATTTGATATAATCGAAGACTTTCTTATCTTTGCAAACCGTGAGATTGGAGAGACACAACATCATATAGACCACGAATTCTTGACAGCTCCGTCTATGGATTCTTGGAACCCTCAGGAGATTAACTTTATTCAGCAAGACCTTATTGGTCACTATGATAATCTTCTTAATAGTATATTTGAGCTGTTCCAAGACAAGCAGTCTGCAATTAATAAGTATAATGAACATAGAGCAGCTACTAACCCAAATAAGGTTGACTTGGCTAATCTTGTTTCTTCTCTTATTAAGAGCGTAGATGCCATTAAAAAGGACTATAATCAGAATATAGTAAAACCTTATGTACGCAAGGTTCTTACAGACTACGTAAATGAGCAAGATTCTATTACTGATAAAAAGACCTTTATATACAATATGGAACGTTGGTTTGAGCAAGATAGTACATATGGAGACCTTGCTGCAGGCGAAGTTCTTATTGGTATGGCTTCTAGGTCTAAGAGCCCTATTGTACGTATAGTAGAGAAGATGGTATCTGAAGCTGAATTTGATACTAACAGAGAAGTACTTAAGAAGGGTAATGAACTTATTAGACTATATAATAAGGTAAGACCAACTGGTTCTTAGGTTAGTTGGAACAACTGGCAAAAACGCTTTATGGAGCTTGATAGAGACGGTCTTTCTACTGGTTACTTTATAAGAGAAATCAACGAAGGACAGTTCTATAAAGATAAAGACGCGTTTGAAGCCCAGCTGCGTGGAGATTACGGACTTACAGCAGATGAAGAGGGCCATACTATATTCCCAGAGGAAGACTTTACTAAGGATGATAGTATATACAATAAGTATCACGACAGACTTGATAGATGGCTCGACGAAAGATGTCATAGACGATATACATTAGACTATTATACTCAACGTCGTAGATTCTTGTCTCCAAAAACTCTTATTGCACAGAATAGAATACAGCGACAGATTGACCTTATCCTCGATAAGTGTCGTATGGAATCTGGACTTGTAGACTTGTCTAAACTTACGTTAAATGAGCGTAGCCAACTTAATCAGTATCGTAAACAAAAGCGTGATTTAGGAAGCCATTATATATTTACAGAGGGTACAGACGGAGTTCTTCGTGTAGAAGAGAAGACTGGTGACGCTTTAAAGATGGCAGATGAAATCAGTGACTGGAATAAGTATATAACAGATAAGGTTAAATATAAGCCAGACTGGACAGCTTTTAATAAAGCTATTGCTGATATGAAAGCTAGTGGTGCTACTCAAGACGAAATAGACGCATTCCAGCGTAACAACACTGTTATGCGAATAACTCCTGAGTTCTATGATACTTTGCATAAAGCAGTTGGTACAGCAGCTACAAGTAAGAAACTTGAAGCTCTTAAACGTAGACACAGTGAGATATTAAATGCACTTAAAGAAAGACAAGGTGCTGGACGTCATAATCTTACTAAACTCGGCTCTGGTCTTAACACAGACCAATCTGGATGGAAAGAGTTGCAGAGACTTGAGTAGGAAATGGCCAATGAGAAGAAAGAGCTTAAGAAGAAAGGTGTTAAAGGTACTCCTGGTGAGTTGGATAACTTGAACTTTACTGATATTGCATCTATGTTGTACGTACCAGTAAGTGATACAGATAGTACATCATTCCTTTCTATTCTTACTAATCAGTGGAAATCTGCAGCAGTATCTAACACTAACCTTAATAATGTATTTAATCAACTGTTCACATATAAAGACGAATCTGGTAAGATAAGATATCTTAAGGCATTCCAATATCTTACGCCTAATAAATGGACTATCACTGTAGAAGGAGAAGATATTTCTTGTATTGAAGCTCTTCCTGGTAGTGAGTATTCAGAGCTTGATGAAAGTTCTCCATTCGTAAACGAACATTTTAAGAAGAATGGAAAGTCTATATAGGTTAAAGATGTATATAAAAACCAAGCGTTTGATGAACTAACTGCTGATGAGAAAGATTTCCTGAAAGCTCTTACAGATACAATGGACGATGCTAATAAGAAGATACCTAATAAGTCTTTGTATAGAGACGGTAGACTTCCTCAGATTAGTGGTCGTACAATGTCAGTGCTTTCTAATACACTTAGAGCTAAGGAATGGAGTACAGCTCTTAAATATCCGTTTAGAAAATTTGGAGTTAAGTATTCTGAGACAGATACTGATGTTACTACAAATATGGACTTGGCAAGAAGACCTGACGGTTCAGTAGTTAACAACATACCTATTCGTTTCGTAGAGAAGTTACCAGACCCATCTGTTCAAACAACAGACGTGCTCGGTTCTGTTATAATGTACTACGATATGGCTTGTAACTATGCCAACAAGTCTAAAAACCTTCCTACTTTGGAGCTTATTAAATATGCTGTAGACCCATCACAAGCTAAGAATGGTAACAGAATGAAAGACCAGTACTCTAAGGTAGAGAATATTCTTGACCAACGTTACTATGGTAAAGAGACTTCGTTTGGCTTTAATAGTGAGGAGAAGATTACACCATCTAAGCAGAGAGCTATTTAGGCTACTAAAACTATTAGAAACTTAGCTGCCGTAGCTATGCTGGGAGTAAACTTTACTACTATTGAAGTAGGTTACCTAGATGCATTATGTTCTATGCTCGCCGATGCTGTTGGAGGTAAATATATAACTCCTGCAGATATGCGTAAAGCTTTTGCTCAATGTATAGCTCACACAGGTAAGATGATAAAAGGCCTTGGTAACCCTGTTGTAGACGATAAGCTTGTTGCAGCAATGCAGTATAATCAATTGAGTAGAAGTAATTCTGAAATATTCTCTTCTACTGATAAGTTTAAACTTGACAGATTCGTACATGACCATTTGCTTATGGGAGGTTATACTCTTGCAGACTACATGATAAACTCTATTATGCTTACGGCTACGTACAACCATTATAAGCTTATCACTAATCCTACTACAGGTAAACAACAGTTTATGTCTAAGACAGATGCTATAAATATATTTACATCTGTTGGATATACTGAAAAAGAGGCTGTAAAACAGTGGAAGAAGTCTAAAACTACTCTATGGGATGCATATGAGACTAAGGATGGTCTATTCGTTAAAAAGTCTGGTTATGAGCATATTATAACTAAGAAGTTAGAAGACCAAATAGCTGGCCGTCTTAGAGATAGAACAGCTATGTATAATGGTATTGTTCCTATGACGGAAAAAGCTAAGATGCAACAGAATGTATTTGGTTCTTTTGTTACTCTTATGCGTAACTTCTACATCAATACTTACTGGGATAAGTTTAAGACTGGTAGTGACTATGTTACAGAAGACGGAGACCATCATATAGGATGGACATCTGAGTATAAACGTGATGACTTGGGTCTCGTAAACCTTGAAACTGGCGAATTTGAAGGAGCTGTGTTCAAAGACTTTATTAGAGGTATGTACAAACTTGCAGCTAATGCAAAGTCTCTATTTAGGTCTGGAGATATAAATACTCTTACAAGAGAACAGAAGTACGCAGTAGCAAGATGTCTTACAGAACTTGGTACCATTACAGCTCTGATGTTTACTATGTTGTGGAGTGTAGCTTTTGCTAGAACAAACAATTATGATGATGACAAAGACCCAGTATGGCTCATAAATATAGCTGGTCTTATGCCTTGGAGAGACGAAAAACTACTTACCTTTGACTTTGACAATGCTGATAAAAAATTCTTTGATTTCCTCAGATGGAAGTTAGCATTGTTGGCAACTAGAGGATTTACAGAACGTCTTACTTCATGGTGGCCACCTACGGTACTTGAATTGTTCACATCACCATCTACAGCGAAGTCCTACTTAGATGATATTTGTACTATATGGGATTTAAGCTTAGATATGTTTAGTCAACATGCGGACGATGAGATAAAGACTGGAGGTTACAAGCACATGACACGTAGAACACGTGATGTATTAAAGCTTACGTCTGCATTTGGTGTCGATAACCTTGTTAGACAGTGGCATACGGATGGAATCAAGTCTACATTCAACTACTACAGAAAGCTTACACCTACTAGCGCTATTGTTCCATCTCAGAGCGAATGGAATGAACAGCAAGGTTTAGGTAAACACGGTGGATAGAAGAAAGAAGAGAGTAGCAAAAAGAAATCTTCTTCGTCAAATGGTTTTGCTTACTGATCACTTTGGCTATCTTGTATGTTGTTGTATTTAAAATAAAGAACGAATAAAGGGGAGGCATTCTAATTGAATGTCTCCCCTTCTTCGTCTCCAGGCCATTCAGGTGCATAATCCTCTTCAGGCAGCACCTGCGGCTCTGGATGTTCGTACATTGTTCCAAGAAGTACGTTATTTGTTATCCATGAATCCTTATGATCCCAGAATTTCAAAATTTGGTCTTTTTGAGATACTGATAATATTATATTACCGTCTCTCAAGTTTTTAATTGCTTTGTTAATGGTGAATACGTACACTGTATACGATTTACCACCGATTCTAACAACGCGTGTACTATGACAGCTGTTTAATTTTCGTAACTTATAAAAACGATTAGCTACTGCCTTTCCTTTTACAGTATCATCGTACATTAAAAACATATGGTCTGTGAGGTAGGGCCTATTGATATCTTCAAAATAGGCCCCAACAAACCCCGTATTTTCTTGTATATCAGATAACTTAATGTCTGAATTTAACAACGGTATTGCAAGTTTTATAAGGTTGCTCATAGGTTCAATGACTCGGAGCCGTCGCCTGTATAATACTCAATACTATGTTCCCATTTGTTGTTCATCTGGTGCCAAGCAATGCGGTCTAGCGCAGTAAGTATAGTCTCATCTCTAGAGCTAACATCTTTCTGTTCAATCTTAAACACTCTGATTTCATTTGAACCAGTAGTATCTATGCCGATGATGTAATAATCAAATGTCCACTCGAATATTTCGTCATCTGTAACACCACATTCGTTAACGAGATACCATCTCACAGCCATACTATAATAGTCAAGCTGTCGTAGATAGTCATACATCTCTATACTTTCCTCAAAGTGCCACAGTTTAGCCGTAGTCTTTAAGTCCATTATAGTAGCCTTCTTATTCTTGAAGTCTAACGTAAGACTATCTAACAATGATTTACATTTAACTTTGTTATAATTCCAGTTTATGTGGAATTCATGTTCTGCTCTAATCTTAGTATCTTCGTCAAAGTAACCGTTTAAGTATGGTGCATTATCTATCCTACCTAATGGCCACAATAACTTCCAAGCTAACTTATGAGCTTCAAAGTTATTACGAATCTTTTTCAACATTTGGTACTCTGCAGGACTGATCATCTGTTTCCTCTCTGGGTCTTTCAGGTAATCAATATATTCCTTCAATGTAGAGGCTATTTTCAGGCCTTCTGACAGCATTTTGTCTTCTGACTTTCCTGCTGTACTATACGCCTCTTTATAGGCGCTTATAATGGCTCTATTTGGCTCTATTTCTAATGAAGATGCTAATGCCTGACAGAACTTTTCCTGCTGTACAGAAAAAGGTCTACTTTTGTCCCACACCACATAGGTTTTCTGGAACTCTTCGGGCTGTAACAGATACATATGGATTAAGGTTCCTCGCTCCAACACGGGATTTTTGTCCTCAGGTGGAGGATCTGTTAGCATCTTATGTAAAAAGGCGGGCCCTTTATTCAAGAACCAGCCTATATTTGAATTGCTTATTCGGGTTAAATCCTCGTAATAAGGTATGGAAATATCCATTATTCTTTCTCCAATTTAATCATTGGTGGCCATATCCTAAACGTTACGTAAGGATACTTTACAACCAATTTTATTAATAGTGGAACTAAAGCGACCGGTATAGCCGCTACTATTCCGCATAATATAGGAAGTAATTTGTTTATCATTTTTTCTTCAGTTCTTCAATCATCTCGTTGACTTGCTTCTGATTACGTACCAGATATAGCTTAGTCTTAGCGTGATGTTTGTGTAAATAATACTTAAATAACTTCCAGCGAAGTGGAAATGAATCTCCCATAAGGCCTTTACATTCTACTATAAAACCTCGTCCAATGAAGTCTGGTAGATATGTAATAGGTCTTATTTTTTCGCCTAAAAATTCGAACTTAGGTAGAAGAGTAAAATGCTTTGGCTCATATTTGACTGGGATACCAGCCTTCATAAAAGCTTCATACGTATATAGTTCGAGTTTGCTGCGGAAATGCAGTCCATACGCATCGACCTTCGTCGCATTCTTTACTCTTCCTTTAGTCTTCATACTCAATTATAGTATAACCGAGTATAACATCATGCATCGCCTTCTTGCTTATCTCATCCATTTTATGTTTTATTGTTCCTGCAATAAATGCACAACCAAGGAACGCGCCAAGAAGACTGCCTAATAAGGCGCCACAAAATATATTAAACATATCTTTCTACTGTTTTAGTTAACCAATCCTTAATAGCAAAGAACCCGTTAGCTTTAACAGCATCGGATACGTCCTTTGCTTTAAACTTCTTGTGAACAAATATAGCATCCATTTTATATTGTTTACTATACTTACGAGCATTCTGCATTCCTGCAACATCTCTATCGTATATTATCACAATATGCTTCCACTTACTTTGTAGAGACTTAATTATATCATCTGGTATAAATGTAGTCTCACTAGAAGCAGCTATAGCATTAAAACCCATCTCATAAAGACACATCACATCCTTTAAGGATTTTGTTATGATGAGGAGATTACCTCCCTCCTGAGGCAATTCGGCCAACCCCTGAACGTGCCGATTTGTCAGATTGGTACGCCATTTAGTATACTTGGAGGCTAAAGGTCTATAAATCTTAAATTTATCATAAACCTTATAGGCATACATAGGGTTGTCTTCTTTGTAGGTTCCTCTGACGACTCTATTACAAAGAAAGTATTTAATGCTAAAAACATTAAATCGTCTTAATGTATCAATAGATATATGGAATTGCTTCCAATATTTCTTGTCTACTTCTGTAAATGGTTGTCGAACAATCCCAATGTCAGTAAGATACTCAGACCTTTTGGCATAAGTATTTGTCTTTACTGTTTGATTTGGGTTCATTCGTCTTACTATTCTGAGAAGTTCTCTCTCAAGCTCATCTCTAGTTTGTATACCTTTATACAACTTAACGAACTTTAAAGCATTACCCGCTTCTCCTGTTCCGTGGTCTTTAAACAATAAATCCCCAGATTTACTAGGGAAAATAGCAAAGCTAGGAATTTTGTCATCAGGCCTTAGAGGGCTGTTCATAAGTGTTTTAGGTTTAAAACTACCTAAATAGTAAGAATAGATACTATAATCATCCAACTTATCCAATAAGTCTTTTAGACTCATTGTAATTGCAGTTTTCGTACTATACATGGCTTATAAGCTCTTAAATAGTTGCAGAGAAATAGGATTCGAACCTATTTCGAGCCACCCCATTTCTGAGGACCTCTTTCTCTTCGTCGCTGTAGAGTCTGTTCTCTACCGCCACGATTCCAGTACCAATCGTGGTACCATATTTTTCTCTCTTCTTTCGTCATTGTGGTCTAGTTAAGATTCGAACTTAACTTAAACTACCATAGTAGACCGATCGGATTTCCATTCAAAATAATTTTCCCATAATTCTTGATCGCTTATAATTTCTTTATTTATTTTACGTAAAGCGATATCAAAATCATGCGCATTTAAATGTTTTCCTAAATCAGCAATTTTATCAAAATACATCTCAAGATCATCATCTCCTTGATGCATCAAACTTAATAATTCTATTCTACGCTCTCTTGTACCAGTTTCGTATTCTAAATATGTATTATATCCAGATTTAAAAATCTTCTCGTAACGTTTATGAGCGTCAATAGCCTCTTTTATTAGAGTTTCAATTTTTTCATCAAATATTTTTTGTTTCATGATTGTGGCAAGTGTCGGTTTCGAACCGCTCAGAGTGTCTATAGCCACTCTTTAATTCCTGCTTATGATCATGTGCACTGTCATAAGACTTTTTATTACTTGCCATATGTGGGTGTTATTGGACTTGAACCAAATTGTAGCCTGATGACTGATTTTCCATTATTGTCATTCGTTCTATACACCCTAATGAGAGTATTTTTACCATATTGAAATTCTTGCAAGATACAGACCTGCTTCTGCAGTACTCCTTTGTTAGGGATACATCCATAAATTTCAACTTAGGCATTCTTATCAGATACATCTGAATAGAATGTGAGGGTATTCAATGTATTTTCCTCATATCTCCTATATACTCTCTACACATTTATGAAGCTTACTCCGCAGACTGAGAGTTTTTGGGCAGTGTTATGTACACCTTGACTTCAATTTAGCACGGTATTATCCTTACACATTATTGGTTAGTGTGCTAATGCCCTTGTGTTATAGCGATTGTCTGAGGATACAGATATAATCTGCACTGCACTATCAAGTACTACAAGGATTTCCACCGTTTTAGGGAGATTCTACTATGGAATTTCTCGCCATAGCAATAAAAACAAAAGAAAAGTTATATTTGTTAGGGGCTGGCTGTTGCTTATGCAACCTCCAGTCCTCCACCACTGACCATTACATTTCGAATTCCCAGCTCGCAATTAGATTTTTCATCCAATTTGGTTGGTCATCAAAAATGTTAAAAAGGCAGGTCGTCAGCACCTGTTTGAGTCTCAGTCACCGGAGTACTTTCTGCTGTAGCAGTAGCAAGCGGATCAGCAGGCTTCTCTTCATCTGCCTGCACTGGACGCTCCAGAAGATCGCTCTTCCAAAGCTTAATCTGAGACTCTGCGACGTTCATAGCTTCAACAAAGATACCGTTCTTAGATACCTGAGTATAACCATTCTTATCATAAGTTACCTTAAGACGAACAGTTGCACTCTCACCATCACTAAGACAATTCTTAGCCCAAGTAATCATTTCGACGAATGAGGAACCCTCAAAATCGTTATGACCACCCTTAATTGCATCAATTACCTGCAGAATACGACCAAACTGCTGATTATCACGACGCTGCAAATCCTCGTCGGTCTTAACCCACATGTTCTTCTCGTTCTTCCACTCTGTCATTGTTGCTGTCTGACCGTTTTCATTCTCAAAGACAATCTCCAAGAAGTCACGGCCATTTGGTGTTTTGTTCACGTTAACCTCTTTAAGAGTAATGTTATCGTTGATACCTACTGGCATATAGGAGCTTGTAAACTCCGTATTATTCGTTGTTGCTGTTTTTGTACTATACATAATTTCTTCCTTTTAATTACTGATTCTAGATTCTGAATTAAGCGGGCAAATAAATCTTATCCCAATATGTAGTAATGCTACCGTCATCGTTACCAGTGGCAATCACAATGTCCTTCCCCGCAATGTGTCTTGCGCGGGCTTCCATGATCGTTCCGTCGCCTCCAGACTTGAAACTAATATGTGTCTCATTGTCCTTTCGATAGACGTAGCCAACTGCGTCGGCCATTCCGCAAACGATTTTACCGAGTTTTCCGACAAGATCGATTTCCTTTGCGTTGACCTCTTGCCCGTCTTTATCTGTGATACTATCTTTGACATGACCAACAAGAATGAATTCATCCGTTAAATCTTTAAACATATCGATTACCTTTTTTACGGCATCTCGGAGATACTTATAACCTGCTCCTCTTGCGAGTGTAGTTACATCGTCCCCCTTCCAGTTTTTGCCTAACTCTGTCTTTCGATAGAGTGTACAAGCGTAAGACATACAGATGTCCTCTAGACGAGTAGCATTATCGATTGTGATTCGTTTATAGAAATTATGCCCTACTTCAGTATTCTTAGCTCTAATGGCTTGAGCAATTTCTCCGAGGTCATTAATGGTACGTGCTTGTATAGCCATAGCATCAATGAACTGTGATCCGCCTTCAAGGTCTATAATAAGGTTTCCGTCAAGCTGTGCAAGACAACTTGTCTTACCTGCTTTTGGCAGGCCATATAAAACCATATATTGTGGATTGGTAGAAACTGCTGGAACTTTAGATGTAGGTAATGTTAGACTCATAGGTTCTTTTAGTTTTTATTAAAGAAGATTAATGTTAATATTAGCTGCACCATTGGTGTAGATATTAATAATAGTCTTCTTTGTGTTATCAGAAATACCCTTCAGGAACGAGAAGTTAGAGAAGTCCGAATAACTGTAAGTATCGAAACCAATCTGGATCTCATCATCGTAGAATACGATAGGGGTACCATCAAAAAGCGTATACATCTTGCCAAGAATATAAGGAAGCTTATAGCTCTTAGTCTTATAGATCTTCTTATAGTTAGCAAGGAACTTAATAGCCTTGATGAGATCGCTCTCATCATCCTTCAGATAGCTATACTTATACTTGGGAGTAGAAGTTGTATAAATAGTGTCGAACAGATAACTATTCTTCTCCTTTACACCGTCAATAATAATATCATCAATAATCTTATGGTAGTTTGGCTTGAAATAAGTCGCGCCACTACTCCCAAAGAAACCGTCATTAATAATCTTATTGGTGTTAAACTTCTTAGTCTCAAAAGTGAAAGTCTTTGTCATAATATTCAGTCTGTTAAATGTTAATACTATCACCTGAGCATTAACTTTCGATCAAATTGTTGTACATTAGGTCGTTCTCAAATTCGAGGATACATGGCTTTCCTGCATCTCGATTCTTCAAGATGTGCATGTATACTTTGTTCTGTGTAGGTAGACGATTGGGACCGTATTCCTGAATGTTCAATATCTCTGGTCGCTGTAGAACCATGACATAATCACTGGCCTGAAAAATTGCATCAGATGATGATAAATCACTTCTCATTGGGTAATGGCCCAACGAGTTGTTGATTCTTTCTGGCTGTTCAATATTTCTATTCATCTGCGCAATCTGGATCACCGATGTTAGTGGTAGCTTTTTGGTTTGTATTAGTACTCTTTCAAGCTCACTTATCGTTTCCAACTGTGTGCCAATAGGTTTAGCCAACAGTGTATGATCAAGAATAATCACAAAATGTTTACCAGTACCTTTTACATACTGGTCATAGAAAGATTGTATAATTTCTCCTAATTGCGTGGGAGTACATGGATTATCTACAAAGTAGATAGGATACTCCTTTAGCTGGTTAGAAACATTGACGACTTTTCTGAAGGTATCGTCGTCGAGGTCCGTTTCCGAACTATACAAGGTGGAAGTCGTTTTCCTCAGCTTATTGGATAACGTTCTTCCTACTTGCCTAAATCCAACCATCTCGAATGAGAAGTTAAGAATAATTACTTCGTCAGAAGGATTCAAATCAACTAAATCGGTCATCATCGTATTTACTAACGACGATTTACCAGTTCCTGAAATACCAGCTATGGTAATAATGGTATTGGGTTCAATACCTCCCATACACTGCTTATTGAACTTCTTCCATCTAGTCTTTAGCGATGTAACATTATGACTTCTACGACCTTCAATATAATTTATGGCTTCTTGAGCCACGACTCGTATTGGTCTTACAACGTTAGATAAGTTCTGTTCCATAAGTATTTACAGATTCTTTTTCTGTATCTTGCATTTCCTCCTCTACAGCTTCCCATTGGCTTCTTGTTAACCAGTTCCACATAGTCATCATATAGCCCAGACTTCCTTCGCGCATACGCTTCGAAATTTCGAAATCCAAACACTTGATTATATGTTCCGCCATTGCAGTACTTCTTCCGCATTTAGCATTGAAGAAATGACGACACTTGTTAACATTCGCTCTTAAATATGATTTGCTTCCATCGGAACGCATTACATATACTGGGTACATATCATAGAATAAATCGAAATAATTCTTTTCCGTAGATATAGCATCTGTAAGCTTATCCGTGGCCTGATATGTAATTGACTCACCACTCTCCATCGTGGTTACTAGCTGTTGAGAAACTAAGTATGATATATCATCGTCGCTAATCAGACTGACAATTTTGCGGACGTCTTGATATTTTAGTTGATTCTTATCCAATATCATACTTAGGAACAATAGTTGACTTGAATTTAACTCCGGGAATGCATCCAGGAGCTTTGTATTTACTTCAATAATCATACTGTTGACTCTAGGTTCTAAGTCGGTTACTAAAATAATTCTAGCTGCTGTTCAGTGAAGTCGGCAGCTATCTTTTTTGCTTCACTGATATAGTACCTGTAGTTGATATGTTTACCATCCACAGTAGCATCATATAACGTATTCAGGATTGTTACTCCCGACTTCGTTAACATATTATTTTGTTTACCTTCGTTATCTATTTTAAACAAATATTCTCCATTAGTACTTGCGTAGAACCTATTAATGCGCTGCACTCGATGATTACCGTGCCACACTTCAAATTTCTTATCGACTTGTTGGGACATTAAGAAATCTTTGATATCTCTATCAGATTTAATGAAATCCTCAATAGGTTCTCCTTTAGTGAAGTAGTTTATCACCGCCTTCGGTATTACTACCGGGGCCAAGCCTTTGCCTAGCTTATTTTTGGTGATAAACATACCTTTTTCTTCTATAGTACCATCTTTTAAGACACCAAAGTAGTCATTAATAGCGTACTGATAGAAAGCTTCATATTCGTCAGATTCGAATTCCAAGCGCGTTAGGCTCTCCACTTCCTTTATAGCTCTCGAAATATCCTCTGTAAGGCCTTTTTTAGCCCTGTAGACAACGCCGTCGGTGTTGCACTGGATGATTTCACACCCAAGCTCCAAAAGCCTGTCTACGAGCAAAAGAAGTATCAACTGGCCGTTTATACGTATTTTAAACACGTTGAACGGGTCATACATCCAGCTGACTTCCTGTTGCATTTTGCCTGTAGGTGAGTTAAGCACAATTTTCAGGAACGCGTTCTTAACTTTCTGACCTGTATGTTTTGCTTCTAGTCGTTCGACTTTCAATCCGGCAAATAGATCGCAAAATAATTTTCCCAGATGACGAGGACCCCATTGATACTCAATGAGCAAGGACGGGTACATTGACGCCACATCAGCGTGCCCAATCACCTCGTCATCTTTTGGGAGGAATATCTTAGGGGTGTGGATGGTGTGGATACCACCTACACCTATAGAATACACCACATTCGAGAGAACGAACTTCTTCTCGTAGCCCTTTCGCTCCTTAGAGTAAACTACCTGTTCCTTCATTTCCTCTAAGACGCTCTGTAACTTTGGATTTTTGTATTTTATAAACGGCAGAATAACATCCTTCAATGGGATATAATCCATCGGAGAACGCATTTCCTTTATAACATTTTTAGGAATACCTGACTTCTCGGAATACTTTTCGAGTAGGAAGGTCTCTGCCATCTTAACACTGTCCATAGAAAGACAGTCAATACCGTGTTCTTGTTCAATAAACAATCTTAACTCTATTTGGTCTTGCAATCTGTTTAGCAATTCTGTAGTAGATTCAACATCGTTTATGTTATATGCAATCATTTCATCGATTCGGTCCTTTGGTAACGGCAGTCCAAAATCTCCATCGTACTCTTGCACATTTCTATAGTGCATAGTTACTTGCATAGTCTTAAGACCTACACGTAACTTTCTTGAGAATTGCATAGTTAGTAAATCCATAGAATAGAAATAATTTGCATACTTCCATTTCTTGAACTTACTTGTGTCTCCGTCCTCTGCTGTGATGATTGTATTTGACAGATTGAATAAAGATTGACATACTCTCCAAAATGGTAGTTGTTCTAACTTATAATAGAAGTCTATTATATAGTTGATTATAACATCATCATAGTGATGATTATTATAACCACAGAACATACGAGTTACATCATCTCCGTTCTTATAGTAAAAGAAGTCAACCAGCTCTCTCAACTGGTTGACTCTCTCACTAATTTCAAACTTATATAGCTGATCTGTCTCTGTATCTTTAACAGCAACATGGAAACAGTTTTGAAACGTTTCGACGTCATAGACGTTTACTACTGCTCCTTTAATGATCATGACTCTGTGGTTCTTAGTTCATAAATAGCCCGTACCGCCAAATCGCTTGACACTCCGTTTTGTAATGAAGTACATTCTCTGTAGTACAGTACCACCCCATTTGGGGATAGCAAATACACAGTTACGTACTTTCGTAGAGGCTTTACTGTGTATTATAGTAGATTCAATGTAGTGGGCAGGGGAGAAACGGCCTCCCCAACGCTGTCACTGCTTGTCGCAGTCCCTTCGCCGTACGTTACACCATCCCTGGTGCTCTACCCTGGTTGTGATTACGCAGCCAGCTTTTTATCTGGCAGTATTAAGCGACCTTTCTCGTGTTTGTGGTCTAAAAGATTCACAGCAACAAGATTGGGATGCTTAGCGTATATGCTATTCGTAATCTGTTTTGCTTTCTTCATAAGCGGCGATTTCTTCGAATTCAGTTGGATTGGATGAATATCACCTACCAACTCATGGTGCTTGTCTTTCAACTCGCCCACTTTAATTGAGTAACCAGGAGTATACTTTTCTTCTGAAATCTTGAATCTCGCCATTAATGGAAGCTTAGTGTATGCTGAGATAACGAAATCTCGCATGCGTTCCTCTGCTGAGAGCTTCTTTTCATTCCACTCTTCAACTTGCTCTGCAAACATAGTTGTTGGGCACGGATGATCTGCCATCCACTTTGATAGCTTGTACTGGACAAGCTTCTCCATATAGAAGACACGATTCATCTTTGGAGGACTAGTGTGCTTCGTATATCGCTTTGTAGGCTGTGGATGTGCCTTATACTTATTCCTTGGAACCCAATTGTAAGCAACTATACTTACGCCATACTTGTCTCCAGTTATTCGGTGTGGGTTCGTCATTACAAACACGTGGCCTGTAAACGGATTAGTAATAATCTTATCCGGAGGAATTCCAGTTTTAACTGTCTTGTGGTGTACCACAGGAGAAATACTCTTGTTAGTATTCTTAACGGTTTTTGCACGAGTTACCGATGCAATAAACGCCACTTTTTTTCGTTGAATTTTCTTTTTGCGAGCATTGTGTCGTATCATAATAACCTCCTTCCTTTATGCAGCTTCCTTAATTGCCGTAGGGGCCATTTTAACGCTCTTAGAGCGCTTCTTACCCTTCAGACGTACACTTGTATCAGAAGCCGTACGAACGGCCTTGTGAGACGCTTTAAGTGCTGCTTTTCTAGCAGCATTTGCTGCTCGGAAGTTACGAATAAACTCCTCAACACGACACTTAGCCTCAGACTTAACGTTGTGGCCAAGGTTCTTGTTGAGTGCTTTCCGATGCGCTTTAGCCTCAGCAGCCTTCTCCTTAGAGTTGTTAGTAGGCTTCTTTGGCGTATGCTCGCTCTGTGGCAGAATAGCCTCAGGTTTCATGGCATAAGGATATATCTTAGCCATTATTGGAAGAATTTCTCGCAACTTAGCCAGAACTTCCTGGTCACCTTCTATAAATGCCCAGGAGTCAGTAAGTATCTTATACTTAATCTTGCTGTTGAGTATGGCCTCCTTTGCCATCTTGGCTAGAGACGTCTTACCATTCTGGCCTACGTCAAACAATACATGAATGGCGTACTTCTTTGGTGCATTGAGCTGTTTGACCAGCTTCTCTACATATTTTTTGGTATCCTCTTCAGAAATACCACGGAGCTTACACACTCGTATCATGCGATTAACGCGACGATTGCGATCTTGCTCCTCACGCGCCTTACGACGTGCTTCCATTACTACCTTAGTTTTTACCTTACCTGTAGGTGTATTTATTTTCTTCTGACTCATTTTGATAATTGTCTAAATGTTAGTACTATGCCACCATTTTATATTTTAGTGACTCTTGATCCCAGTCCAAACGCCGTCTCATTGTTAAGCCGATATAGTGGTGTGTAACCTTTGGCCGTGTTTCAATAGTCTTGTTGTGAACTGTATGTTCTGCCTTCTTCACTATGGTAATAGGAGTAGGCTTGAATCGAGCTTTAAGCTCTGCTTTTGTCAGTGTAGTCTTCTTTCGATAGACCTTCTGCTTAACGTATTTCAACTTTTCAGCATCCCATACGCGTACTATGCGGTAAGGACACTGTTTAAGTGATTTGTTCTTCTTTCGACGCAGCTCATCTTCTGTGAACTGTATTTTTCGTGCAGTTTTGACATCCTTAATAGTCTCTTCTGCTTTCTTAGTTTCTTTAGCCATTTTGATAACGGATTAAATGTTAAACAATTGCGTTTAAGGCCGTTTTAAGGCGATTTAAGCCACTTTGAGGCTGTAGTGGTATAATTAATTGCCAGAGGGAAATAAACGGTTTAAACGGCATGTTTTAGCCTCATTTGCAGACTAGCGCGGGAACGATCCGCTCGCATCCTGTCACAATGCGCACCATCTTCTAGTCATATAGTATATTATGCTGTGACATCGTTTTTAAACATCTCAGAACTATTGCCGAGATCAATCTCCGTGTTGGTATTGAAGGTCTCAAGATTATTCTTAAACTTAATAGCCTTCAGATTTAGCTCCTTAATGAGCGAAGCAATCTTAGCAGAGGTAAATACCTCGTTCTTACCCATCTTAGCTGCACCACCCTTCTTGGCCTTAGTAGCAGGGTCAAGAGTAGGAATCATCTTCAGCTGGGCAATTGCCTCCATATACTCAGTATACATAAAAATACTATAATTGTTTGTCTTCTTAAATGCGTCTTTGTCAAACTTTGTCTGGCCCATATTCAGAGTTGCAAGCATACCCTTAATATAAACGAGCTTATCAGACATCTGCATAATTTCGTTATACAGAGACTTGAGGTCATACTTACGGTAACCTTCCTTGACCTCCTTCGTGCTGAGCAAATTAGTATTACGGATGTTAGTCCAATAATCCTTCTTCTTTTTGCAAATCTCCTCACGAATGTTGATGATATTCTTAGCCTTAAACTTGATTGATACTGATTTTGTAGTCATATTGATTAAAAATTTAAGTTAATATTAGCTCGAATTATCATCTACCTACGTAACGTAAAATGGTGACGAACCATAATACATTAAAATATCCCCAGGAGGGGAGGACCGCAGTTCTCCGCCTCCAAGCACCCTCAGGTGTATAACCAATGGGATAAGTTTTATGAAAATGTTTTCTCTTCTATTCTAGCAAAAACAATTATTGTAAACTTCGTACAAATAGTACTTATTGCCTCGGCAAACGTACTTATACGCCTCAGCGTAATTAGCGTACTACATCTACTCCAATTATTCCCATGTCGAACTTCAGAGCAAGCTTTCCTGTTGAATCTGGAAACTTGTAAGATTTACGAAGACCGTCGGCATTAATGTTGACGACAACAGGCTCTCCATTTACGATAACAGTTCGCTCAGATGCGCTTGAACCATGTTTGTTCTGGTCTCCCTCGGAAGACGCGCCACCTTTGTTATTGCATACGAAATCGAAAGCGTCGCAAAGTCGTGCAACTACCCACTCATAATCTCCGTCACGTTGTGCTTTTGTAGCAATTTCTGTGCTCAACCCTTCTTCCAAGGCTTTTGCATTAATGCCTTTTGAAAGGTCTACAAGGGCATCCCACACAATGAGCGCCCATGTCTCGAATGGAAGTTTGTGCTGACATCCTATCAGCATATTCCACAGTCGATAACGGGTTTCTCCTAGTATTACAGTACCACTTTTGGTGATATTGTAAATTGCATATGGCTTGCCCTCTTTCTCATGATTTGCGTTCATAACCTTATTAGCAATCGTTTCGTTTGCCATAAGGTAGTGCATCAAACATAATGCACCGGTAGAAAGGGCACGTTTCATAAGCTACTATTCCTCAGTTGTGTTCTTAACAGTGAAACCTGTAACCTTACCCTCACCAGAGATGGTCTCGTTCTGGCTCAGAGCAGACTTAATCCAGTTCTCCTCTGCGGTCTTTGCCTTGTTCTCGTTGTTAGAGATGTCGTTCTTCAGAGTAACGATCATCTTCTGACAAGCGGCAATATGAGCCTCAAGGTACTGAACCTCGCGCTTAATGCGAGTGTTGATCAGGTTAACCAGGGTAGTGCCGTCGAGGAAGAAGTGATCCTTCTCACCGTTGATAGCCTCAACGATGGCCTCAGATGTGGTCTTACCCATGTTCTTGATCACTGACTCCTCCAATGGAAGGAACAGATCGCACGAGCCATCCTCGTGTGGGTTGATAGCTATACCGATCTCGTCGTCGTTGAGCTTGTCCGTAACCAGGACTACACCGGCGATGAGGAAGTTCTTAGCGAGCAGGCGCTTTGGGCTACGATTCAGGATGAAACCCTTCTTCTCGCCAGTCTCGATTGCCTTCTTGTCGCGCTCGAAACCTTCCTGGCCGCCCTGCCAAGCGTGGCGTACCTCAACCTTAAAGAACTGCTTACCTGCGTTAGATGCGATCTTACTGATCAGCTGTACATTGTTGGCCACAACTGGTGGAACAACATTTACGTCAATTACTTTCATTTTGTTTCTTATCCTTTTTGATATCGTTATTGATTAACTAACGATAAGATTAATATTAGCGACATTCTTAGGCAGCCGCGTTACCTTTGAGTAAAAAGTGGCATTCTGGCTCAAAGGCTCTGTGAATGTTTGCTGTTTGATTTTTATTTGTATCTTTATGCGTTCTTATAAGAGCAATTTTTTAACTATTAATAGAGTATTTTCTAGCTAGTATACCTTTATATTCCATCACTTGAAGCTCAATCAGTATACGGGGATTCAACGGTAGAATCATCCATGCCCGTCATTAGAAGATTCTTCTATCTTTAGTAAAATCACAAACTTTGATACTATGTTTTCGTACATAAAATCTACTAAGCGTTATGTTAATATTCAATTTACATGAATTGAGTACTTTCATCTGTTCGTTGGCCGCATTTCCCAAGGACTACGGTTCGTAGAACATTTTACTAAACCCAATTTGTGGTCCAAAAAGTATGCGTAATATCTTCTTCAGCGTATTTTCCCTATAGCTTTCTGAATCTACTACGATATTAGTTTCATATTTCGATTATTTATAGAGCCTAACGTGAAGCTAATAAACTGTGCTCTGCATGATTTCGACAAATGCGTGTTTCTACGTGAACATGCTACGTTTCTTTATCGGACGGTCCATTGGCTCCATAACCAACTACCCTACGGCTTTTTGTTGTGCATTCAGCTTTGCTGCTGTCTTCTGTTTATAGTGCGCGAATACTGGAGGAATTCCACCTCATACATCGCTTCTTGTCACCCACTTAATGTTTCGCTTCGTCGAGTCCTAGTTTCACAAACTATCCCAAATGCAACTGGTTGTACGGTTTGTTACCTCTATTTCCTTTACCCCTCCGAGACAGGGAGGTGATTTCACTTCGCGATAAGCTGCCCATCGATTAAATGTATATTGACTTCGTATCCTAAGCCGATCATACAGATTTGCTGTCTGTACCCAAACTTGGTATACCTTGTCTATTTGCTTCTCAGAAACGGTTGGCACTCGATTTCTCTATCATACGTCCAAAATGGCTATTCCTTCTCATACAACGAGAGGTAGCGGATTCTAACCCGATTATATAACGTAATGGATTTCATAGAGGGACATCAATTTTTGTTAAACATGTTACGCTATACCCAATTATCTTCATACAACTTATCTTAGTAATCGAGAAATACCGCTTCTACGATATATAGGTTCAGTATATCGACCTACAGGGTTCGTAGATTATAGTATATCAAGTTACAGTTGTATTATCATCTTTGTATAAAGTACAGCCGAGCGATCTCCAAATATACTGGTATGTATATCTATCGAATCGACCCTATCTCTCTAAATAATTATAAACTTTGTTTGACTATCAGGTTGTCATCCTTCGACTCCAGCATTTCCTCTGGTACATCTCCAATCTATATTACTTGACTATCGCTTACCATAGTCTTTCATAACTTTAGAATAGTCTTACTCGCGGACTTCACTCGCGTGGCATTCAAGCCTCTAGGCCCTACTTCGCCATAGATACTGCATCTATCTAGCGGTCATTTTCTCTTTTATATCCCGAATAAACGACCAAAAGCTCATCGGTTGTTTTTCATACTTTCTTATCCTCTATAGAGGACCGTAGTTACGGTACGGCGTAGACTATACCCCATCCCCGGCTCCTTCTTCTCCGAAAGAGTGCAGCTCGCATATCAACAAGTTACCATTTTAAACTCTCACAAGCTCTTTTGCAAGCTTTTTACGAATCGAACGGCAAGGACTAAAGCCTTCTACTAGGCACATATACTTATATTTCCAACTCGTCCCTTCATACACGCCCTGGATTGCGTGGAACACTAGACTACAGCTATAGTAAATTGATACATCATATAATACTGTTGGAGGCATTATATGGGCAACTCGTGTAACGTGATTCTAGGTCTATGTAATCTCTCGAAACCTAGATCTATCGATACGGCTCGTTTTGCGCTTCTTGCGACTTATGCGTCTTCCTTACATATATCTCCACATTGCATCCTAGAGTAAAATCTGGCATTGGCATAAAGAACCATGCTGGTTGATATAAGTGTTAGGGTTGATACAACGCTTTCCCTAATATCCACAAACTTTTCACATTTGCGATCTTCCATCCTACCTTTTGAGTTTCTCACCCTTTGAGAGGGCTAACATATTCTCGGATCAAGTATGTACTCTTTCGCTCCCGGCTAATGAGACCGTTTACATAGAGCTGACCAGTTCCCCTTCGGGGAGGGGGAGTGTGTGAATCCTCACACATCCCCCACTGCGGAGTTTACTAACGTCTGTAGACTTCCTTACCGTCGACAATAAGGATAACGGAAGCTTTAGAAGCTCCGATAGTGTCAGTGGTGTTCTCCTCACGACCCACATCTACAATTATTTTAGGAACGTCCGGTTTGATAGCTGGAATGCTATCGCCGTTACGTTTTACCCTAGCATAAGGAGGTGTAGACTTCCTCTTACGCTTAACGGTTCCACCCTTCTTTGGGTTGGGTGAATCCGCATACACGGTATCGTGAATTACCTTTATGGTTTCATCACTTTTGTACTTTTTCTCCAGATCTAATTGAAGATCAAGTGGCAGCTGTATCCCCTGTGGAGAGAGGTGTAATACTGGAGCTGCACTAATCGTATTGTATGGTGAAGGTTTCACTTCGTTGTTCTTCAAACTGGCAATAAAGCCACCAAGAAGAGTCATACATACGACACATAGGAGGGTATGTAACTTTTTCATATTGATTATGAATGTTGGTAAATGTTAGACTTATAGTTCTGTATTGAGTATTGTGACAACAGCACTACCAACTTTTGATACTATTGCCATTACTCGTTTTTTGGTTCCTCACCTTCCTTTTTCTCAGCAGGCTTAGCGGCAGCTGGAATGTCTACCAAGTTGGCCAGTGAGTAGGCAGGGTTAGTACCCAGAGCATCGCGGAACATGTTGACGATAACACCTGCATGCTGCTGACAGTTAGCCAGAATAGCGTCGCGGTTGGTGTCGTCCTCCACTACATCCTTGTAGTAGGTCTCCTTGATGTTCTTCATGATGCGGCGAGCGGTCTTGTAATCGTCATCGTCCTTCTTGTCGCTGTTGTAGTTCTCGATCAGCTTGTCTACAACCTCCATAGATGGGTTGTTTACAACATCCATAATGGCGTTGTTAAGCTCGATTTCGTCCTTCTTGGCCTTGATTGTAGTCTCAGAGTCCTTCTTAGCGTTACCACTCTGCTTCTTAATGGCGCGCTCCATCTCAGAGATGGTGTGCTCTGCGTTGGCTATGTTAGTCTTGCAGGTCCATGTAATAAGCATCTTAACGATATCGGCAGAGAAGTCATCGGGATTTGTAACCTCTCCGGTCGATTTGGTGGCGCTACGACGGTAAAGACAAAATGCCGAAATGGGGCTCCCAGTGTCAATAACAGTGTTGAACAGCATCTTGCCGATTCCGCTAATAGCGAACGGACATGTGCCAACAATCTCGATAACCTCGCGAAGCAGGGCTGAACGAGATGTGTTCTTGATCTTTGCAAGCTCCTCTTCCTTATTCTCAGCTTTGTTGGCCTGAATTGTCTTGTAAGAAGACAGGAAGTTAATGGCGTGCTGGATGCGCTTGTCTGGTGACAATGTAGCAGATGTCAGCTGAGCGAGCAGAGATGCCTGCAACTCTTCAGGGGTGTTAATCTCTGTTGGGCTGTTACTTGGCTTCTTTTTCTCGTTAGCGAGCTCCTGCTTCTTCTGAGCAACTGCCTCCTTTGAGACGTCGCTAGCCTCAACCTTTACAACGCGAGTCTCAGCTGGTAACAGCTTAATACCTGCATCGTCGAGTTCCTTCTGTGAAGGAGAAGGGAGAGACTTGAAGTCGCGCATCTTAATACCCATGCTATTCAGTGTAGCTGAAATAGACAGATACTTCTGCTCGTCGTTACGAACTATAAGGGCGAATAATTCCTTGCCCTCTGCAATATTTGTGACGATCACGTCAGCCATCAGAGAGTTTGCCAATACGTTGGCGCCATCCACGATAGCTGCGGGAAGGTTGGGGTTGTTAGCCCAACGCTTGTCTATAAGGCTCGCAAGGAGAACTTTGCTGTCTCCACTCAGACCTCCCTGTGAGGTCTTTACAATCTTTGCGAAATCCTCTTCTGCCTGCTGCGCTGGTTTTGGAGCAGGCTGCTGCTGTGCTGCTGCCTGAGCAGCATTCTTGTTTTTGTTTGACATTTTTTGATAAAACGATAAAGTTAATAACTATGCAGCTTGCCAGGCCACGTACTTATACGGCTCTACTATACGAATGTTTACACCTGTCAAGATGTATCATGCGTGATAGTTCCTACTGGTTGATCGCGAGTTTTCACTGCGATCTTACTCGAAGATTTGAACACATTAGTATTTGCAAAAGAGTCCTGACTCACAGGTTCTGAAGTTTCCTTCTTGGGGGCATTAACCGAATCACCTGCCAAAAGATACATAAAAGTATCTGATGAGGGTAAAGCTGCCTGTGTGGGACTCTCCTGCATAATGATGTTCTCCTCTTCTGGTGTAGTGTCGCTCTTGTGAGACATTTCCACTACACTAAATCCCAAAAGAAATGGGACTAGTAATGTCCAGAATAACTTGTTACTCTCACACATGCGTGCTATCGCAAATATGAGAAGGGTTATCAGAACAAATACTGACAGAGTTGAGATCATAATTGTTAAACTTTTAATTTTTTCTGAATACGCTTTCGTGTCCTTGACAACGTTGACTTAATAGTTCCTGTTGGGATATTTAGCGCGTCACCGATTTCTTCTACAGTCATATTATTTTCGTAAAACAACCTAAAGATCTTACGAGTGACTTCAGGTAGTTTATCGAACTCGGCTAACAGAGCATCATACGTAAGATGATTGACCAGATCATCTTCCGCTGATCTTGATTCTTCTGATGGTAGTCTCCCATCATCTTCACCAAGAGTTAATTGCCGTTCTCGCGTCTTACGTAGGTAATCGACTGCTGTTCGGTTTGTTATCGTTCTTAGCCAACCACCGAAAGAGTCGTAGGCTTTAAACATCGAGAGTTTATCATACACTTTAAGAAATACAATGTTAGCAATATCTTTTGCCTCATCCATATCCTTGATATACTGAAATAGTATATTCTCTACAAATCCTTTATACCTGTAGAAAAGTGTATTAAATGCAGATTCATCACCTGCTTGCGCCTTTTTGATTATCCCAACCTCTTCTGAGGTGATTCTAGGATTCTTTGACATAACCAAAAACAAAATTAATGGTAGTTATTAAGGTGTCACTCCTGTAACAGATACCAGCTGCATATGAGTTGGTGGACTCTACCAACTGAGTTACCACACCCGAAGGATAGGGATGGACTCGAACCATCATCTCCACCATAGTGGGCTGCCGTCATCAAAGACTACCTCAAGGGACAGCCCTAGAATGGGAGACCGTCGTTCGCGACGAGTCTTGCCTCATTCCATACGTTGTTGCAAAGAAAGTAATGAATCTTATCATAAAGCTTCCTTGTCATTGCACCAGAGTTAACAAGTTTTAATAACATATTATCAGCAATACGTATTCGAACACCTATGGTTCGATAATCCATATCACCTATAATTATTGTTATCTTCTCGTTTATCCATTGCACAATAGATTTCAATTCTTCATTATTCCAAGATTCGTATAGGATTTCAAAATAGTCATCCTCATCTTCCTCGCATTCAATAATTGGAGCAATTATCTTCACATTGTTTAATACAAACGGTGCGCCTTGATTGTATGCGATACGCAGCCCCTTGTACAACTCAGATATTGGACAATCGTCCGTTAGATTAACTAAACCCGCTTCTCTCATGAGCGGTACATAACTGGAAAATACGCTATGAATCATTCTTCTTTATATATTTCGATACAGTTTACTAAATAATCAGTAAGATTGTTCACGTAAGTAAACTTTCTATCTTTCGTTTCTTCGTCGTCTTTTTCTGACGGCAACTCTAGTTTTAAATACGTTTGAATAATTTCAACTTTGCAATCGAATTCGTCTTTTCCATTAGAGCGTGAGGTATTATAGGTACTTCTTATATCTATAAAATTCTCAGTAAACCACCTTACCCAGTCAGATACATTTCTCCAGAATTTTTCATCTTCTTTGGTAAGATCATCCCAATCAATACTTCTATCAAAATCGAAATGTGTGGATTTACCTTCGTTGTTAAGACCAAGTAGTGCACGAATAATCAGTCTTTTATTCTGATTTGCCGTACGTATTAATTTGCCTTTCTTGAATTCGTTTCCTCCATAATGTACGAAATTTTTATAAGTATGATTAAGCCATCTCTCTTTGGCACTACACCATTTGAGAGCAAAATTTACTATCTGAGGACATTTATGTCTTAACATCCCTCGATATCCAGTGTTTTTGTTCATTAGCTATCTGTTTAGTTGGACCACGAGGATTCGAACCTCGAATGACAGAACCAAAACCTGTAGTGTTACCATTACACCATGATCCAGTTTAAGCCAGCCGCTACTATTGTTCACGACTGGCAATCCCTAGTGTTTGTACACAAGATTTAACGTCTCTCGACGTGTTTAGGGGGCATTTGTTTTTAAAGTGGTGTCAGGCGAGCCCCAGTAAGCACTCCACTTAACCTTATTTTATTTTATAGTTTTCAAAATTTTTTATACCATTAAGGAAGTCACGCCCGCTCATGCGTTTCTTTCCTGACAGCTGGAGCTCCTCAATTATCAGCAGCTCGTCGGCGCAACGAATGCAGGGTTTCCTGTCTGTCACGGCCGTCATACTGGGCTCACCCTGACGGAGAGTTGTGCGGGAGGTCTTGAAGATTTTCAGAATGGTCTCCTTGCTATCGGGCGACACGAGGGTCGTCCATGCACCAGGGTACGGACTGAGTCCTCGAACGAAGTCGTAGACACGCTTGGCGGACTGATCCCATTTAATCTGACAGGTCTCCTTGAAGATTTTCGGTGCTGCATGGAGTTCATTGCCTACGGCAAGCATGTTTTCCTGCGGAATGCTCTCAGGATGTCCGTCGGCAGCGATGATACGGTCTAGCGTCTCCAGACAAATGTCGGCGCCCAGATGCATCAATCCGTTGTACACATATTCCACATCGGCGGTATTGGGGATATCGAAGTGCTTCTGCATGATGACACGCCCCATGTCGATATCCTTGTCGAGGAAGAACGTGGTGACACCTGTCCGGGTCTCGCCGTTGATGACTGCCCAGTTGATGGGTGCAGCACCGCGATACTGTGGCAGCAGGGCAGCATGCACGTTAAAGGTGCCGTATTGCGGCATGTTCCACACCACCTCGGGGAGCATGCGGAAGGCTACGACCACCTGTAGGTTGGCCTGATACGAGCGTAACTGCTCTACGAACTCTGGGTCTTTCATCTTTACGGGTTGCAGCACGGGCAAGTTATGCTCCAATGCGTACTTCTTTACCTCCGATGGTTGAAGCTCGGTCTGGTGACGGCCCATGGCTTTGTCAGGCTGGGTCACCACAGCCACCACATTATAATTGTTTTCGACCAGGACCTTCAGTGTCTCCACCGCAAACTCTGGTGTTCCCATAAACACAATTCGTAAATCCTCTTTGCGCATACGCTAAATGATAAATGATAGATGATAAATATAATTATGCTTTTAATGTTTCCAATGTTGATTAATTGGCGTGGGCACGGGATTCGAACCCGCAACTTACGGCCATGCCGCACGTGTTACCGTTATGCACCAACCCACTGAACACAGGCACTTAGGTAGCCTGCACACCGACTTCACGCTGCCTCCTGGAGACCCGTATAGTCAACAACGTTTATGTTGCCAGTTAATTTTTATTATCAGAGCGCTTGTCTTACGACTGTCTTACTGTCTATCGCCGTCTAATCCAATCAAGCCCGAATTAAATAAGGAGCTTCCTAGGCATACTATAAGTGTCCGTCACACGTCTTACAACGCTGCGTATGATTAAACTATCTTCTAGCAAACACTTATGTAAAAGCTCCTTTGTTGGTGGACCTGGGGGGATTCGAACCCCCGTCCGAACGACTTCCCCTGGGACACGCTGAGATTTCTTTCGTTGCTGTTTGTCAAATTGAGTATAAAGGTTATTACTACTCAGCAACAGTGTAGAATCCTCTGGTGATCGGTCAGAGAATTCGATTTAAGGCCGTTTACAGGCTCTCTGAGCTGTCCTTAGTACTCTTATGGATAAGCTGGTCCACTTGAACACATCGAACGCTTAGAGAGCAAGTTTTATTAGCCTCAATATTTTTTAATACGGTGAACAAACTGTTGGCTCAAGGCTCTAAATTTGGTCGTATTGCATTCTTGAAATAAGTATATATTCTTTTAATCGAATAGACTCGTGGTTCTGTATACCCTTATTTTTGATCTAAATGCTCTTATATTTTACACCCTAAGCTGGGCGATCATCTTCTATCATGGCTCTAAGGCTCTTGATAAACATGTCAATTCATGTGTGCTAACTACTTCGTCCCACTTACAGAGTCGCTAACTCGTCTCGCTAACGTTTCGCTAGTTTTCCCGTACTGGTTCAAAGACTCTCACGGTTAAAGATGTTTGGCTTGTTGAAGATTACCACTCGTTCAAGTAGTAGCGATAGCTGCCTTCGAATGAGTTTCTCAACTCACGTACAGCTTCGTCGTACGTCTTGGTGCTTTCGCGGAACTTGTTGTCGAATTCCTCGTTCAACTTTCGTGTCTCTTCCTCCAACTGGTTTGGAGTGAGGCGGTCCTTAGCGTCAACCTTCTTATCGGTTGGAACCAGAACTCCATCTTTGATTTCACACTCGAAACCAATAAGGCGCTCAGTCAGCTTCTTAGAAGCATCTAGCTTCTCCTTAGTGATGTCGTCCTCACGACGGCGCTGCTGCAACTGCAGACGGATCTTACGATTGACGTAGGTGGCGATGCACAAGGCCTTCTTAGCCTGGTCCTTCTTCTTCTCGTCCTTCTCCTTCTCAATCTCCTCAAGAGCGGCTTTAATTGCCTTGTCAGTCAACAAATTACTGCTGATAACCTCGGCTGATGCGCCCTTACCGTCAACTTTCTCTTCAGATGCTGCTGCACCCTTCTTCTTTTCTTCTTTTGCCATTTTTGATAAATGTTTAATGAGTTAATAACTAAATGTTTTTATAACTATGAATAGATCTCCTGATAGGAGTTATTCTTGTGCTTTGTTTTACGGGAATAAGGAACAGCATTCTTATGCTGCTCCTCACGCCCATATTGCTCTTTTACCTTATACTGTCCGTGTTTCATAGCTAAACCGTAGCGAATTCGTAACAGTCCCGTATGGTATTCATAGCACGTTCAGAAATCTTATGCTTTGTGAGCATAGACTTTTTCATACCGTTTGTGCACACGATTTCAAGAGCGTTCATCAAGAGGATGTCACCATCCATACCTTTTATAACCTGCTCCTTGTGCGCAAGGAGGTCGTTAGACAGCTTCACAATCAGTGTAATCATGTTAGGCTGATCCAACTCCTTACGGTACCTTTCGCTGATGTAAATTAGAGCGTTTTCTACAGGGTCCTCTGTTATAGGAGTAACCTTGTTTTCTTTGGCCAATAGAATGTCGCGAGCTAAACTACTAGCAAGTCCCTCAGTGTCCTTATAGGTAATTGAGGCTAATTCTGGGACACATATTCCTGCACTAACAAGAACTTCCATGAGTCCTCCCATGATCTTCTTGTATGATTGTTCAGGTATATCCTTACCGTTATACATGATAACGATACAGTGAACTTTATTTGACATAACTCTTTTCTTCTTTAATTTGAACTTTTACTGGTTGTCCATCAACGGTATCCGTATGAAACCGATAGGAAGTAGAGAATACGTCGTCCTTTTTCGCTCCAGGGTCCTCTTCATTTGACGCTACGTTTTGCGTCGGCTGTTCTGACTGGGGTAGATTGTTATATATATCGGCGTGACTATTATATTCTTCTACTATGTCCTTCTTTGTAGCACTGCCCAATCGTTTAATAACGACAGACGATACTGTGAATAGATCACGTTCAGACATTGATTTGAATACAGAGTCAATTGATTCACCATCAAGGGATAAATCACGATACACAACAACCTGTTCGGCTGATTCAAATGATGGGTTGATGACGTCCATTACTGCCAACTGAACGAGGCTGTCTACAGTCTCTTCGATGGCTGGAGTCTTTTCTCCTCCCCATGGTAGTGTGGCGTTTTTACAGCTCGTCATGCCACAGGTTACGAGCCCTGCTAAGATTACGCATCCTACGACTGCGCCAATCAACTGCAGAACATTTAATTTTTTCTTCATTCTTTGATAAAATTTAGAAAGTTAAACAAAAAGTTACTCTATTAGTCCACCGACGGCCTCAATTGCTTCAATTACGGCTTTCCGGTATTTCTTATCACACGTAACACGTTGTATTTCTACAGCGTCTTTTGCATCTCTCAATGAGATGTGAGCAGAATCCTTGATAGCTTTTACCAATTTCAGCGTTTTGGCATCACCCGGTTTAAACCATAGCGTTACCATCATTTTAATAAAATTTTAGAAGTTAAACATTTGTTACAGCCCAGTCTTTATAAAGGAGACTTGGAATAGACTTTTTAATACGACAACGGCGTCTTTGCATTGCCTTTTTTATTGTTGGATGTTTTATATTCCAAGCTAGTGTAACCAAATAACAGTCTTCTGGTAGTTTTGTTTTTGGTCTTGGTAGGTGTGAGAAATATTTTTTATAAATTTCCATATATTCCTCATCCTGTTTTACTACTCTACATAATTTAAATCCAACAGTAACAAGTTGTCCTGGTTTCCACATAATTAATAATATTTGTTGTAGTCCCAAGGAGAGTCGAACTCCTCTTTAGAGAATGAAAATCTCTTGTCCTAGCCGATAGACGATGGGACCAAGTGCACAGCTTTCATCAGGTGAGATGGTCGTAAGGCGATATACCATGTTGACTGAATCTTCAGGCGCTGTGCAAGCCTGTAGTAAAGAACACAGAGTGATTCACATCAGTCTGTTTGTTGTGACACAAAGTGTACCATTACTTTTGTTTATCTTTTACCTTGTTAACCATACCAAATATAGCTTGTTGTTGACCTTGTTTGAATTTACTGATGTGAACACCAAGTACTAATGAACGTGGATCTAATAAATCGTCTTTCGATACTGGTTTAGTAACTACTTCACGTCTTATGTCCTTTGGTAGTTTTTCAGTGTTTGGTTCACTGTTGCCAATTTGCATAGTGGCTGGTAATAAAGAAATAGCCCGAATTAAATACCGTACTTGTGGATACGTTAATACTGATATTTCCCCGGTTCTTACCGCATGAACAAGAAAATGAAATGTATCATGCGAATCTAGAATAATTGATAAATCCCCATTCCAGCAGTTAGATACATGATCCGACACACGTAATATACGTGTATTAAATCTATAATACCTGGACTTCTCTGTTTGAGAATAACCAATTACCTCGGCTTTTAGATATCTTTCAATCCATAGCTCTAACTTACTTTTTTCTCTTTTCATATTGATTATGTTAAAAAATATCAAAAGGGAATGCCCGTGTTCTTACTATCTCGCGACAGGAAATTGAAATGTAAAATCTTTTTCTAAGTAACGATTTGAACACGGACACCACGTCTCACGACGTGTCAATAAACACTTAAAGTATTACTGCCAAAAATGTTGTCACCCACAGTTGTCTTCGCGACTACGTCGTCTTCCTCACATCTATTCCTATTGGAAAATAACTCCCGTAGAATGAGCGATTCAGTCACGTACTGTGGGGGTGATGTATATACCCATCTAGGTGTCAACTTCTTTTTAAGTCTCCTCTGACCACGACTTGCCCATTGCTACAGCGAACTGGCTTCCAGGACGGGAATTGTACCGACTAGCCTATCACGGTACTGTAGGGTCTAATGGCATGAACCCCTT